AAGGGTAATTTTGAAGAGTAGCTTGAAAATGTGCGGGATGTGACTTATTTTTTAGTTTAGAGGACACCACTATGCCAAGTAAACCGAGATTGCACAAGTCACACAACCGAACGACAGACAATAATCCACGCGGATTGTCTGACGCTCGAAGAACACGGGCCACGTACAAGTGGACGAAGTACAGTTCCAGGATGCGTGACCGTTTCCCCATGTGTCAGTGGCCGGACGGATGCGCCGAAGTAAGTCGCTCCACACATCACATCCAACCCCTGCATATCCGACCGGAGCTGGCATTCGTGGAGCAGAACACCATTCCCCTGTGCCAAGAACACCATGATTGGTGCGACGGGCAGGAAAAATTAGGTCACTCGACATATTACAAATTTGAGAAGTGGCGCGAACTCATAGACGACTGGGATATTATCAATGGCTAAAAAGACAGTGCAAAGAGGGGACCCAACCAACGGCACACGTGGTCCACGTAAAACCCCAACGGCTTTGTTGAAACTATCTGGAGCAGGCAATGACAAGCGTCGAGCGGCCAGATCGCAAGAGCCTATGCCCATCATGGGTATTCCGAAGATCCCGTTTCACGTAAAACCCCTGCTGGACAAAATTGCCATCGAGCATTGGGACGCTGCAACGATGGTCCTGAACCGCATGGGTGTGATCGGCGACATTGACGCGCACATATTGGCACGGTACTGCATTGTTTTTTCAAACTGGTACAAATGCCAAGAGCACGCCTCGATTCATGGATTGACATACATGCAGATGGCCCGTGGTGGTGATGGCGTACAAAAGGCAACCCCTGAAGCGGCATTGGCCGTGAAGTACAGCGATCAGTTGTTGAAGATTGAGCGTGAGTTTGGGATGACTGCTTCTGCTCGTGCATCCATCGATGTGAGCAAGACATTGGACAAGTCCACGTCCTCGGCAGGGGATTATTTCGCCAAAAATGCCTGAAGACCTGGAAATTGCAACGGCATGGCAGGATGTCTTGACGTACGAACAAATTGCACGAGCATTTGTTCATCGGGAAGAGGATGCTGGGTTAATTCCGAACTACGATTCCTGGAACATGTCACCGGACGAGTACTATTACGACGCTGGATCCGCTGACCGAGCTGCTGATTTTTTCCCTGCGTGCCTGAAGCTGGTCAAGGGACCGCGTGCGGGATTGCCATTTTATCTGGAACCTTGGCAGCGTGCGATTGTTCGAGCCATTTTTGGGTGGAAGTGTCACAATTGTGAGGACCCAGGTCAAGAATTAATGCGCCGTTATCGGCAGGTATTGATCTATTTGCCCCGAAAAAACGGTAAATCGACATTTGGTGCGGGTATTGTTCTGTATTTGCTCTTAATGACCCAAGAAGAGGGGATCGAGATTTATTCAGCAGCGGTAGACGCGAAGCAGGCTCGAATAATCTTCAACGTCGCCAAAGCGATGATTGTGAAGGAAAGTTTGCTTGAGGACATGACGCGGGTGTACAAAAGTTCCATTGTGAAGCGCAATAAGGCTGGAGTTGAGACAAATTCCTTCTACCAGCCGATTACAGCGGAAGCAGACAGTTCACATGGGTACGATGCGTATGCGTTTGTGGTGGACGAATTACACAACCAGCCCAACCGCGACCTGGTTGACGTACTGGAAACATCGGTAGGTGCGCGGACCGAGCCGTTGGGGATAAACATAACCACTGCTGACTTCGATCGTAAGTCGATCTGCAATGAGAAATTGGCCGAGGCGAAGGACATCATTGCTGGGTACAACCTGGACATGAGCTTCCTTCCGGTGGTTTACGAGACGGTGAACAGCCAAAATTGGGAGGATCCCGAAGTTTGGAAGGCGGCAAACCCTGGATACGGCATTTCCCTGCAACCTGCGTACATCAAGCAAATGTACAACAAAGCGAAGCAGAATCCCGACTTTGAGAACACATTCAAGCGATTACACTTGAATCTGAAGACGGAGCAATCCCGCCGCTGGCTCCAGATGGCGTACTGGAGTGCGTGTACGACAACGGGCACCGAACGTCTTCAGGACGAGACGTGTTATGGTGGTTTAGACCTTGCTGACACCGAGGATATTGCGTCGTTTGTGCTGTATTTCCCGAATCGCAACCATTATTTCAAGCCGTGGTTCTGGATTCCAGCGGATCATCCTAAGTGCAAGAAGGAGCCATATTTATCATGGATAAAGAACGGTTTTCTCTTGACCACACCAGGAAATCAGATAGATTATAATTTTATTAGAGTGCAAATAAACGAGGCAAAAGATCTATATAACTTGGTAGACGTTGGCTTTGACGCGTATAATGCGACGCACATAGCGATGCAATTGCAAGAGGAAGACGGAATAATGATCACTAAGTTTCCTCAGACGTTTGCGGGTATGAATGAACCGTGCAAGAGGTTTTCTTCGATGATCAAGAAGCAGGAATTTTCACATAATGACCATCCTGTGTTCTCATGGATGGCCTCGAACGTGGCTATTCGGGAGGATGCGTATGGCAATATTCGTCCAGACAAGCCTGGGAGTCCGCAGAAGATCGATGGTATTGTGGCGGCACTAATGGCACTTGGTCGTTTCATGTTTAGTGAGCCGATAGACGTGGAGTCGAAGTACGAAAGTGAGGAACTAATGATTTTATGATGGAATTATTGAGAGTTGGTTATCGGGCGCTGCTGGAGAACTTATCCAGTGTCCATGACATATCGTCTGTGGGTGGTGCATCACAGGCAGCGGGTTCGTGGGAGGGTGGCGGCATGTTTGGTGGCGTAGGCACTCAGTCCGGTGAGTCCATTTCACCAACAACAGCCCAAGAGGTCCCTGCTTTTTTTGCGTGCATAAAAGTTATTTCCGAGGACGTGGGTAAGTTACCCTTGATCCCGTACAGGCGATTAGGCGTGGAAGAGAAAGAGTTGATGGTATCGGGTGCCATTACCCGTGTGCTATTGAAGCGGGTATCACCATCCGTATCCCCGTTGACGTTCAAGGAGCTTATCACGAGCTGGGCATTAGCCTGGGGCAATGGTTATGCCGAGATTGTGCGCAATTCCCGTGGCGAGCCAACGGATATGTGGCCGATTCACCCCAGTCGTGTGCAGATTCACAGGGATACATCGGGTGAGGTGTGGTATCAGGTGCGCTTCCAGAACGGGACTGACGTAACCATCCCTGCAAATGACATGTTACACATTCGCGGACCTGGCGACGAGCTTTACGGCTGGAATCTCCCTGTATCCGTGGCCAAAGAGACATTAGGTTCTGCACGTGCCCAGATCATATTTGCTGCGTCCTTTTTCGGTAATTCTTCGGTCCCTGCGGGTATTTTAACGCATCCGGCCACCTTGAAGGGTGATGCAAAGCGACATTTGCGTGAGAGTATGCAGAAATTCTATGGTGGATCTCGGAATGCGGCTAAACTACTTGTTCTGGACGAGGGTATGGGATACCAGGCGATGTCGATGCCATTGAAGCAGGCGCAATTTTTAGAATCTCGAAACTTTTCCGTTGAAGAGATTGCACGATATTTCAGGATGCCATTGCATAAGATCCAGAGTATGAAGCAATCGACGAACAACAATATCGAGCAGCAGGCGTTGGAGTACACTCAGGACACGTTGATGCCGTGGTTGGTACGCTGGGAGCAAGAGATAGACCTGAAGTTCTGGCCGGACACTGAGGACTTCTTCAGCAAGTTCAACGTGGACGAGATGTTACGCGGTGATTTTGATTCGCGCACGGAAGGTTATTCACGGATGTTCTCGATTGGTGCGCTCAGTATCAACGAGATTCGCGCCAAGGAAGACATGAATCCAGTCGAGGGTGGTGATACCCGTTTCGTGCCGTTGAACATGGTACCATTGCAGCAGGCGTTGGAAGCCCCGAAGGAATTAGCTGAGGGCCGAGATAATCGTCGTAAATTGGTTGAGGAAACCTTCAAGCCAGTGATACATTCGAGCACCATGCGCTTGGTGAACAAGGAAACCAAGGCTCTAGGCCGTGCAAACACGAAGTCCCTGGACGAGTGTCTGGGTACGATGACAAAGTTTTATGAGCGCCACGAAACGGATATGGTAGAGTCCACATTGCCACACCTAACGGCATATTTATCCCTGACGGGTGATGATATGGCCGTGGATGCTATACGCGCGGAGTTGAGTGCTATTTGTTCGACGTTTTGTGCGCAGGCGATGTCCAAGATTGAGTCCGCATTGGATGGCACGGGTCCACACATACAG